TACGCCAAGTTTGCTTTTGGTTGCGATCATGCAATAGAAATGATAGAAATATATACAAGCTTTGAACCAACAAAGAGAATGTATGGATAAGAACGACCTTTGTGAGATATTGCCTATTATTGAGAAAGCAGCGCCATTTATCGGCAGCTTAATACACGCAAATAAGCTTGGCGTTATTGTTGGCTTGCTAGGGATGTTGGTTAACTGCAATCCTACCGATGAACATCATCTGATCAGCAAGCTTAAGGATGATCCAGACATTTATGCTAAGCTTAAAAATTTAGAGATTACTCACAGTGGATGGTTAAAGCAGGTGCAATTGTGAAATACACGACACGCGGGGGAGGGATACCTTGTACTTATGATCCAGTGAAATTACCTGGAATTATAGCAGCAGTTAAAAAAGCGAAAGGCTCATTAGGTCAAGTAGCAGATTTAAATGAGATCGCGAGACAGACATTTTATGACTGGATGTTTCAAGGTGATTCAGATAAATCTAATGGACTGAGCACAGATTTGGCACAGTTATCGTGCAAAATTAGAAGTGAACAAGCAAATGTGGTCGTAGAATTAGCAGAAAATGCTTTCGATGACTTTCAGAAAGCTAGATTTATTACTTGGTGGTTAGGCAAGATTTGTCGTGAAGACTTTGCCGATGACAGCGAAGAGATCAAGAAGTTTAAAGATTTGATATTGAATACCGTCATTCCAATATTAGGTGGAAAAGGGGATAATTATGGCAGGCAAGCCGAAAAAGAATTGGATCAAGGGTGCGATTAATCTGATCCGCGATAAGAAGGTAATCTGTGATTTCCTGAGAGTTCAATATGTCTAATACAATGGCAATTATGACAAACAGGACAAATCTTATCTATTTTTTTCATGAAGGAATATTAGCATGACTGCTAAAAAATGGATACAAAAAGCATTACCTAAATCAAGTAAAGGAAAACTGCATCGAGAGTTGCATGTGCCAATGGGAAAAAAAATACCTGCCAAGAAGATGGCAAAGGCGACACACTCAAATAATCCTCGCATGAGAAAGCAAGTGAATTTGGCCAAGACTTTGCGTGGACTCCGTAAATAAGGAAATAACACCATGAAAGAACCAGAAGAGAAACAGGAATGTTGTAATCTTGAAATGGATAATGGGATTCACGGCATTGATTACCCGCAAAAGTTTGTGCGAGCGCCTAAGTCATGCTATCCACAGAAAAACAGCAAGATAGGCGAGAAAGGTGAGCCTCGCGTTGCTATGTCAATGGTGCTGCACGCTAAACGATAAAGTTGACAATCTTACGGACAAGGTTGACAAAATGGACTGCCCAAGTTGCAAATATCCTGATATGCATGTGATTAGATCCAACTATGACAAATCAGAACATGTCGAGCGTAGACGTGAGTGTCTTAAATGTGGGATGAGAATAACAACAGAAGAGCATATCAAGCCAGCTAAGAAGAAGCCTAAATCCTATGTACAGGTCACATGAGCTTTCGACAAAGGATGCGATTAAGATCTGTATGGATTTAAAAGACAGTTATAACAAACGCACACAAAAGCACATTACATTTGAAGCATCACGGACGATAATTCATGGAAATGAGAAAGATAAAGTCTTCATATCTTCTGCTACTGGCAAGCGTTTCATTGACTCTACTGGCTTCGTGGATTTGGTTATGGGCCCTTATGGATCAGGCAAGTCCACCATGTGCGCCCAACGCATTGTTAAGCATGCAGCTACAATGCCCTATTGGTTCAACAACCGCCGCAAAGCACGATGGGCAATCGTCCGAAATACGTCTGGCGAACTTGTTAGCACTACCCTCAACACGTGGCTCCAATGGTTCGGAGATTTGGGCGATATACGCAAGAGACAAAAACCATTGCTTACTTACGAACACACTTTCAACGACGGTCATGGCGTCATTGAACTTGAGCTCATCTTCATTGCACTCGATCGACCAGAGGACGTGCGTAAGATCAAATCACTCGAACTTACTGGCGTTTACCTAAATGAGCTATCTGAACTTCCGCAAAATGTATTATCGCATTTTAAAGGTCGTGTTAACGGTCGTTTCCCTAGTAAGTCATTTTGTGCTCTCCCTCATTGGTCTGGCATTATTGCTGATACAAATCCTCCTGATGAAGATCATTGGATTTATCGAGATTTTGAAACAGAAAACAGCCAAAGCTATACTGTGTTCCATCAGCCTTCGGGATTATTAGAGAACAATGATGGCTTATTAAAAGACAGCGATGGAAATTATCTTCAAAACCCACATGCTGATAATGTCGAGCACTTATCAACTACCTATTATCCAAAGCTAGCGGAAAAACAAAGTGAAGGGTTCATTAAAGTCTATTGTTGCGGTCGATATGGTTTAGTCGAATCTGGTAAGCGCGTCTATCCTGAATACAATGACGATATTCATTCTGTTGCTCATATTGAAGCGGCACAGGGCGAACCTATCTATCTTGCCTGGGACTTTGGATTAACACCAGCTTGCGTTGTCGTACAATTAACAACGCGTGGACAAATTCTAGTCCTCAAAGAATATATGGCAGAAGATATCGGCATCAGAACATTTGCAAAGAACATTGTCATTCCAAGATTAGCAATTGATTTCGTCTATAACAAAGTGGGCGCATCAGAAGGAGACCCATCAGGTGCTGCTAGAGATGACATCATGGAAGAGCTTTCTTGCATCGGAGAGCTTAATCATCTTGGGATTGCTACTTCTCCCGCTCATACCAATGATATTGATGTACGCATTAATTCGGTGCGTTATTTCCTTAATCTGATGGTTGATGGAAAACCTGCAATGATAGTATCGAGGGAAGGATGTCCAACCCTACGCAAAGGTTTTATGAGCGGGTATCATTTTAAAAGAATGAGCATATCAGGTGATGAGCGATATCAAGACAAGCCTAATAAAAATAAATATTCGCACTGTTTTATTGGAAAAACATTAATCACGACTAATAAAGGTGGTATAAAAATTGAAGATTTAAAAGTTGGGGATAACGTATTAACATCAATAGGATATAAAAATATTACTGCCACCATGCAAAGTGAATCTACTGAATTAGTAGAATTAATATTTAATAATGGAACTAAAATTATTTGCACCCATGATCATCCTTTTATAACAAATAATGGTACTTTGCGGGCTGATGCATTACAATATAGTGATATATTGATTAGCGTCAAGGATAATAAATTTTGCCAAGAAATATCAGAGAACATCCAATCCAAGAATTTAATGGAATTAAATATTACAAAAAAACAGAAGGTTATTACAAAGCTAATTTCGAAAGGTTTGGAAAAACTAAATATATGCATAGAGATGTTTGGGAATTTTATAATGGGAAAATTCCCCCAAAACATCACATTCATCACATCGACCACGACAAAAGCAACAATGACATTAAAAACCTTCAACTTATTAGTGCTTCAAAACATGCTTCCATCCACGGAAAAGAAAGATTCAATAAATATCCAGAAAATGCAAGAAAACAAATGGAACATGTCAGATATTTTGCAAGTAAATGGCATGGATCAAAAGAAGGATTACAATGGCATAAAAAGCATGGTTCTGAAACTTGGAAAAAGAGGAAGAAAATTTCAATCATATGTAGCGTATGTAATAAATCATTTAAACGTTATATTGGCGTTAATAAAAGAAGTTTTTGTTCGCCATATTGTCAGTCGGTGCAAAGAAGAAAAGATGGAATTGATAACGAAATTAGAAAATGTAAAATATGCAAAAAAGAATTTGAATGTGATAGATACATCAGAAAAAAATGTTGCTCTAAGACTTGTGCAAATAAAGCGGTTTCAAATGCAAGAAAAGGTATATGATTTAACAATAGAAGATGCACACTGTTTTTATGCAAATGGTATACTAGTAAGTAACTGTCATGATGCGCTACAATATATCTGCATGAAGTTTGCAGGTGAGACGAACAAAACTCCCGACAAACCCAAGGTTGATCCGTTTGCCAACAACACAGTATTTAGGTGGACTAATTAAGGAAGTAAAATGATACGAAATTCAGGATATGATTTAGAAGCAGCTATTATTGGATGTTGTTTAGTATTAGACAAGGATGTAGTTAATGAAATTGTTCGCCTTGTTCCTTCTGATGCATTTGCCGATGAATTAAACAATGAATGCTATAAAGCGATCTTGAGATTGCATCGTAAGGGACGAGCAATAGATAGATTATTAGTATGCGTGGAACTTAAAAAGGTGCTAGATGAGGATAAGGTGGACAAATCGAGAATATATGGATGCACGATTGCTTTTCCATCAGCAGCAAATTACAAATCTTATATCGATGAGCTATTAGAATTGCGTGGGATTAAGCTATGATAATAATGTTTTACTTTCAGGATGTGCAATGACTATGAACTCGAACGAAAACAGAAATAAAGTGTTAGAGAATGATAAGGCTATAGAGCGCCAAGTGCCAGGAATATTAAATGATAATCTTGGCGTACAAAAGCCGGTGGCACTCCGCAATGAAGAATTGTTCTATCGCGCAACGGATTATAGGGGATCATAATCATTTTAAATAATTTTAATAGAATCGATATCCTTTGTGGAAAGGGAAGTGAACCAGTTAAATATCCTTGCGAAAAATGTGGTAAAAAAGACTGCGAGGGTAAATATAAATGTAAAGGTTACGGCGCATGGTCATATTGCGTAAGGATTAAATAATGGCGTTACAATCAACCGTATTACTTGATATCGTCGATCAAACACAAACTATTACATTCACTCAATCTGGATCTACTAT